GGATAGGGATGATGACGGCGTCTATGGTGATACGTTCAGCGGCTGGGCTGAACGTCTCGTCGTGGTAGGTGTTGCAGACGCTGCCGTTGGTCCGGATGTCCAGGCCTGTTTCCGGTAGGCTCGGCATGGCGCTCTGCACGTCGGGACGGTTGTCGGACGTGGCAGTCGCTGGGTGAGAGAGTGCGCCAGCCAGGATGCGGTTCAGGCACTCTAGTTCAGTTGCTTCGGCTGCCATGTTGTGCGTGGGGTAGAGGACCCCCACTCCGAAGAGCAGGGGTCCAAGAGAGTCCTAGGTAGCGACTAGGAGAGATCAGTCGGCTTCCGAGATCACGGAGCCACAATCGGACTCACGGAGCACGGAGAAGCCACAGGTCTTCGCGGCGCGGAGGTAGGTACCACCGTCCATCTCCTCCTTCTTGGCGACGATCTGCAGACCCTTGAGGGTCACACCGCCAACGGCGCGCTTGGTGCCGAACAGGATGTGGCAGAACTCCATGTCGCCAACGTAGTTGTTGGCGTAGCCGTTCGTGCCATCACTCAGCGAGGGCGTGGTCGTGAAGTCGGACTGCGGCATGATCGAGGTCATGATGATCTCGACGCCCTTGATCGTGCCGACTTCGTTCGACTTGATCGAGCCGTTGCCGCCGTTGCCGAGGTCAACGGACTGGAAGTCCGTCAGGTCGACAAGGAGGTTCCAGACCTCGGGGGTGACCAGAGCGAAGCGGCCCGGCATCGGGACGTTCTTCTGGTTCCAGTCGAGGATCTGCGCCTCGATGGCACCGAGCGCGTCAGCAGCCGAGGTCGCCACGTTAGCGACGACCTGCTGGTTGCCGAGCGCCTGGCCGGCGACATCGGTAGAGACTTCCGAGCCCCGGAAGAGCGCACGCATAGCGTGGACTTCCGCCAGCTCAGCAACGGCCTGGCCCATCTGCTCAGTGAGCGGGGCGCGGACGTCGAAGTGGTTGACCATCTCTTCCCACTCGTCGACGAAGTGCTCGGTAACGATGGGACGGTCCAGGTGGACCAGCCGCTCGCCGAACTCCATGTTCGAGAGGTTGTCGATGGCGCGCTCGCCGCGAAGGTGCAGTCGAGCCGTGGCCTCGCCGGTAGCAGCGAACGTGTAGTTCTTGCCACCCGTGAGGGTCTTCATGCGGATGCGAGGCAGTAGCTTCAGCTCCGCGGTGTAGGCGGTGATGACCTCGCCGCTGAACTTGCGGAGGAAGAGGGCATCGTAGTCACCAGCGCCGTCAGCCCGGCCCGGTGAGATAAGGGGGGTAAGATCGGCCATGCCGGATCACCTCCTGGTTGGGTAACGTGTCTGCCACACTCTGCGTTCCTGTCCGGTTCCGTCGTTACCTGCAGTCGGGTTGTCCGCCTAAGCGGGCCCCGGGACTGACGGTGGCATGAGGTCGCGTGAGAGTGGTGTGTTTGCCATGAAGGAAGCCTGCGCCAGCGCAGCCGATAATGGCGCGTCAGTCGCAGGCTCCTTGATGGCGCGGCCCGTGAAGGCCCTGTTAGTGGGTGAGAGGTTCGGGGACGTCGACGTCTTCGTTGTCCTCGCGGAGGCGCTTGGCCCACCGCTTCATGTCGGTCGCGGTCCACCTGTCGTGGAGAGCGCCCTGCTCGATGGACTGGAGGCGATTTTCGATCCCAGAGAGCTGGGCCGCGGTGCCTTCCTTCCATGCGCTGTCCGCGCCCGTCCAGTGTCCGAACCACCAGGCAGCCGAGACGGCGGCGCCGATGACGATGATGGCGAGTCCGATGGTCATGCCGGTGGACTTGCCGATTGCTGCGCGCTCATCAAGGTCCATCAAGTCGGCTCCCCGCGAGCCACCCGCTTCTTGTTACGGTACTTGTTGACGCCGAACGCGGCGAGCGCGGCGGCGGCCCCGCCTTGGAGGGCGAGGTCGAGTAGCGGGCTGCCGGTGAGCGGGACCCCGGAGGCGATGGCCTCGGTGCGGGCGATCACCCGCTCCTCGATGGCCTCCACCTCACGGTCGCGTTCAGCCTCAGCGAGGTCGACGCGGACGAGGTACTCCTCGCGGCTGATGGTGCCCTGTTCGAGTGCCTGGAAGTCCGCGAGGACCGCGGCCTCGAAGGACCCCTGGGTATGGCGGACGGCTTCGAGGTCCGAGGGTACGACGCAGGATGCGAAGAGCAGTAGGATGATTAGGTACTTCACTTGATCGTCCCCATGTTCAAGGACAGACGGAGGCGCTCGTCGAACACCTTGTGGGCCGCGCTGTCACCGTCGCGGTAGGCCGGGTCCTGCTGGGCCTGCTGCATCTCGCGCTCGCTGGAGAACGGCTGGATGGAGTTGCCGGCGGCGTCACGCCCGGTGATGGAGGGAGCCCAGCCGGTGCGGGTGCCTTCCTTGTAGCGGGCTAGGACGCCCTGCATCTCGCGCCTTATGCCGTCGCGGTCAGCGGAGCCGATCATGGTTCCGAGCCGCTCGGTCAGGGCGTTGGTGGCGTCCTCGCCTTCGTTCTTGTGGACCCACGCCAAGACCTTCTGGTACTCTTCCTTGCCGCCGGCAATGTCGAAGATCTCGCGGGTGGCCTGCTCAGCGATGGCCTGCTCGCCTTGGATGTAGCGGTCGACCGCAGCGCGGTCCACGTTGTACTCCTTCTCGAGCTTGGTGTAGGTGCCGTCGCTCAGGGTGCCGTCCTTGGCGTACTCCTCGGCGAAGGAGCCGAGAGCCTCGGATAGGGGGACCTGGCGGGCGATGTCCTCGGGGGTCGCAGGAGCCTCGGGGGCCTCGGGTGCTGCGGGAGTCTCGCCCTGTTTGGACTCAAGGTTCCGGTAGCTCTCGAGGAGCGCCTCGGAGTTCAGGGACCCGTCAGGGTTCTGGAACTTCTCGGGCACGGCAGAGACTGCCTCAGCGGCAACCTCAGCGGGGGCCTCAGCAGAGACCTCAGCCTCAGCGACGGGAGCATCAGGGGCCGCGACGGGGGTCTCGCCGGGGATGTCGGCGGTGTGGGATTGGGTGGTCATTGATTGAAGGTCTGTTCGGCTACGGGTTTCGCTACGGCACCCGCGATGGGGGCGGCAACCTGTTCGGCGATGGCTGCCTGCTGGGCTGCCTGCTGCTCTTGGGCGACGGTCTCCTCAGACTTGACGAGGCCGAGGGTGTCGACGCCATACGCAGCGGCCACACGGGTCATGAGGTTGCGCTCATCCAGCAGCCCCAGAGCTGCAGGACCGAACGCTTCCTGGATGGTCATGAGGAATCCGCGCAGGGACTCGAGGTCCCGCGCTCGCCCAAGACCTTCAAGGCCCGTCACGATCCTGACGGACATGACGCCCTCAGGGAGGTCGGGGAGTTGGCCCTGCTTCTCCATGTCCGCGATCACGCGGTTGACGATGGGGAACTGGAGCTGGTCGTTGAAGTTGGTGTAGACCCCGCCCAGCGCGTCCTCCAGTTGCTGCGCGATGTAGCGCACCTCAGCGGCGGTGACGCGCTCAGCGTCCCGCTGGGCTGCGGTGTTGAGGAGGAAGACCCGGTGGAGCTTCGACTCGAGTTCGCCCTTGGCCGCGAAGGCGGTCTGGAGGTCAGCGTTCTTCTCGAGCTGCAGGGGGCGCACGTCCTCAGGGGAGCCCATGACGTAACCCCCGGAGACTGCTTTCTGCAGCTTCCGAGGGTTAGTGAACCCGTTGGGGTTGACCATCCACACCACCTTGGAGGCGGCGGCGGTGGCCTGTACGATGGCTCGGGTAATGGCCTCGAGCGAGACGAGGTCACCGAGGTAGTGCTCGACGAGCCCGCGCCCGTAGGTCTCACCAGCGACCTCGAACATCCGAGGGAGGATGTAGGGTCCCTCTTCGAACGTGTCGACGGTGTCGGGGTTGAAGACTACCCCGTTGATCTCCTGCCAGACCTGGTACTTCCCGTCGTCCGTGCGGCGCATGGCCGAGTAGAGGGTCTGCTTCTTCTTGTCGCCCTGCGGCTCCACGCCGTCCGGCAGGGCGCTGCGGTCCATACCCTCCTTGGTCACGACCCACAGGGGGGTGCCGGCGTTGTCCCGCTTGGCGACGTACTGGTCGAGCCCCCAGGTCCGCAGACCTCCGTCAGGCTTCCACTGGAGCATCCCGTTCCCAGAGATGACGAGGTGCCTCAGCTCCTCGTTGAGGGCGGGTCGGAGTTGCCGGCGCTCGATCTCGTTCTGGACGGTGCGCTCGAGCACAGACAGGTCAGCCTGCACGTCGGTCAGGATCTGCTCAGGGTTGGCCCCCGCCTCGGCGGCGAGTTCCTGGACCCGGGCCGGGTCGACCACGAACATGAAGCTCGGACGGTGGTTCGGCCACAGGGTCAGCGAGAGCTTCGAGGCGATGTTGTTTACGCCTTCAGCCCCCGTCCCTTGATAGGGGGTCGGGAGCTTGGTCTGGGGCGTGGTGCCCTCAGGCGGGAGGATGTAGGGGATCGTGAGCGAGGAGCATTCCCGAGCCTTGTCGAGTACGCCCTCCCGCTCTCCCATGAGCCTGCGGTAGGCTGCCTCAGCCGCGCCCTTCACTGTCCCACCAGCGGGGCTCGGAGCTGGGCAGTACCGAGGCGGGCAGCGAGCGTCTGCTCCTCACGCTGCCCCTCTGGGCGGCGGATCTCGGTCGCGGTCTTAGCCCGGACGGAAGCCTTGGTGGGTACGGGCTTGTCGGGCTGCAGCTTGGGCGTGGCACCACACATGGTCACGTCTCCTCTAGGTTGTCAATGGCCTGGAGCACGAAGGCCACAACGTCTTGGTGCCCTGCGCGCCTCTGAATCTCAGCCATGCTCGCGTCGACCGAGGGGACCGAGACTGGGAAGCAGTTCCGCAGCCAGGTGCCCAGAGCCGGGGTGAGGTCCGGGTGAGGGGGGATGGACGATTCGTCGAGGGACGCAGCCTGGGCTCGCTGGAGGGCGAGGGGCTGGTCGAGGTCGGGATCGTACATGAGGTCTACAGTGCCCCAATGAGGGACCAAGGGGTTGTCTTCTTCCTACCGAGGTGCTTGAGGGTCGAGATCTCCCGCTCGATCCAAGGGCGCTTAGGGTCCTTAGGGAGCAGGCGGCGGTACTCGATCCCCATGAAAGCCTGCATCCGCTTCTCGCGGAGGTGGGGGAACAGGTCCGTCAGGGCGTCCTCGGCGTTCTGTCCGTAGCACTTCCACTGGTGGCACTCCTTTCGCTTGGGGCCAGCCGCGGTGTGGGGGACGATGGAGCCGCCCCACTCAGCCAGGAACGCCTCCAGGACATGGAGGTCCGTATTGGTCACGCGGGCGCAGAGGCTGCTACTAAAGATCCCGATACTACCCTCGCCGTCGAAGAAACCCCCGAGGTACTCGAGGGAGGGGTAGCGCGGCATTCGGCTGATGTCTTCGATCATAGGGCGTTGAAGATCCGGCGGACCACGAAGGACCGCATGAGGGAGAGGGTGGTGAAGACCAGGGCGACCGCCGCCGACTGCCCCATGTTGATCTCCAGGCCGAAGTAGGAGTAGATGATGGGCTGTGTGATGAGGGCGAGCAGGTAGCCCGACCCCACGTTGACCGCGGTCTCGACGACGGAGCCGAGCTTGGACTGGCCGGCGGCCTGGCGGGCGAGGTGGACCTCGTCGTCGGCGCGGACTGCTTCCAGCTCCAGGAACTCTCGGAGGGTGCGGGCTTGTTCAGGATCCATGGTATGCGTGGGTGAGAGAGTAGAGGGCCGCAGACGGGAGAGGTGAGTGGCTCGTGGCGAAGCGGCACAGACTCCGCTCGTCGCCACCCACCCAAAGCATAGCCCGCCCGCAGCCCCCCGGAACTCTTATGGGTTACTCAGGGCACGAGTAGCTGTCGAACCACATCGTGTTGTTGCTGGTGTCGAAGGTGAAGAAGTGGCCTTCACCGCATCCCATCTCGACGTTGTAGTCCTTCTGGCCGAGGTGGTCGTTGCCCTCGATGAACACGTCGCAGTCGTCTCCGGTGCTCTTGCACTCGTAGTACCACTCGGTGCCGACCGTCCACTTGTACTCCCAGCAGTCCCCGATGGTGATCGCCCAGATCTGGAAGTAGGTGACCGTGCAGCCGTTGTTGCTGGTGACGGGCACCTGGTTACCGAACACCATGTCGGTCCGCGCCTCTAAGAGCGACGGCTCTTTGGAGAACGGGTTGGCAGCGAAGGACGGGAGGGCGAAGACCACGAGGGCCACGAGAGAGAGGAATGCTTTCATGCTTCAGTGATTGGAGGTTTCGGGTCAGGGTACTTGGCGTGCAGGGCGGCGGCCTGATCGGCCAGCTCCTTACGCCAGTTCTTGGTCTTCGGCGGGCGGTCGTCGTTGTACTTCCCGCAGAGCATCGCGTCCCGCAGGACCATCAGGCCAGCGATGGCCTTCGTGACGTGGTGGACCCCAGAGTCCTCATCGACATCCTCGCCTTCCCACCAGGCGGTGAGGTGGCCGAGCGCGGCGTCGAAGTAGATCGAGCCGCGGACTCCGGCATCGCGCCAGTTGTGCGCGCCGTACTTGCACGCCCCCTCGGTCAGCGCAAGGCCCGCCTCGTAGACGGGGCCCATCGGGACGTAGTGGAGCGCGGGCTTCGTGCAGCCCACAGCGTCCTTGGGGTTGGTGGGCTTGGTGTCTACTCTTGCGGCGTCCACAGCGTCACCTCCTTGGTGTCGAAATCGTAGTTCTTGTGATGCAGGATGTAGGCCACCCGGTCCTGGACGATGGCGTCCTCTTCGGTCAACCCCTTCTTCTCGAACGCAGCGACCTCGGCCTCCCAGCTACACTCCTCGTCGAGTTGCCTGGCTGCCTTGACCTTCCCGAGCCCCGGGCAGCCCTTGTAGTTGTCGACCGAGTCGCCGACCAGAGTCTGGTAGAAGTGGTTGTACTGAGCTGTGTCAGCGTCGGTCTTCACGGGCTTCAGGGTCTCAGGGTCGTAGAGGGTCCCGGGAATCGTCAAGAGGTCCTTGTCGATTGAGACCATCAGAGCCTGCTCCGGTCCAGTAGCCATCATCCCCAGCAGGTCGTCCGCCTCGAGCGTGTCCTCGCAGCGGGTCTCGGTGTTGAAGATGAACCAGTCGCGGATGAACTTGAAGAGCACCGGGCGCTGCGCGCTGTTGTTGCGGTTACCCTTGTAGGAGGGGAGGACGTCCTTGCGGAAGTTGT